AACGTAGGCGTCGACTTGAGGATCGGCCCGCGCTGTCCGAGCGGAGCCTTGCGCTTGAGGGGACTGGAGCGAAGCATCGTCAAACCTCGGCGCCAAATTTCCCGAGATCGGCCACGCCAGCGCGTGCATGCTCCAATTCCATTCGTTCGAACGTCGCCTGCGCGTCTTCGTCGTTGCTGAAAGCAAGGGATACAGCGCAGATACCGAGGCCGTGCGGCTGCGCCATTACCTTCACGCACGGCTCGCCCTCATCATCGGTATCGCGTATGACCAAGATTTGGCCGTACTTTTCGTCTTCGAACAGCTTTGCAAATTTTTCAGTCGTCATCTCAGGTTCTCCCGTGTCGTTGTTGTTGCCGCCCGGCGGACGGGCGGGGTGGTGGTCAAATCGCCCGCAGGAATTCGATGCGGTACTTGCGGGCCTTGGAGCGTTGCTCGCTTGCACAGTAGCGACGGAATGCAGCCTCATGGAGCTCGCCCGGCAGCATCGCGATCGAGTGGCCGCACGTGCCGCCTTTCCACGAGCCCTTCTCAGGGCCGACTTCCTTGTCGAACTTGATGTCGAGCGAGCGCTTGATCATCGATCGGCGGAACAGCGACAGCCACTTGAACCAGCCTTCGCCGAAGCGCCATTCGCGCTCTTCGATGTGCGTGGCAACCTGAACAACCTGGCCGTCGTAGTCGGCGATTTCGAACCGAGCCTTCGGCACGGCTTCCTGTGCGGCCCAGCGCTCCTCGAATTTCTTGCGCTCGCGGTCGTACTCGACATAGGCCTGCTGGCCGTCCAGGTCGAACAGGGCGAAGCGCACGTGCCGCCACTGGGTCCACGGCAGATGCTTCGACCAGCTCTTCGTCGTGACGCTGTCGTGCGTCTGCGGGCCGAGGAACAGTTGCAGAAAGCCGTTGTGGTACTGGAAGCCGAATTCTCTGCTGTTAACTTCCCAGTGGCCGCCGCCCGGCTTGCTCCACTCGTAGCGCGACGTGTCGATCCAACGCCGGTACTTCTCGATCAGCTGCGGCAGTTCGATGATCATCGTGCGCGAGCGCAGGTACACGCGCACGTGACACGAGTCCTCGTCGTCTCCCGAGTCCAGCACGATGCCGACTGGGCGGAACGTATCGCTACTCCTGCTCCACGTGATTGGGCCGAAGTGGCGGTCGTTGCCGCTCCATCGACGGTTACGGCCTTGTAGCAATGTCATCATGTGATGCGTCCCTCGTTTTGGTGGTTGGTGCGCTCGCGCGCGAAATGGTCTCAAGCCTTCTGCCTCACGCCGAGCCGCATCATGAGCATGGAGTAGTGGAGGGCGGCTAGGCGTTCGTAGATGTGCTGCTCTGTCATGTCGTCTCCTTCTGCTGTGCTGCCCATGTCCTGCGCTTCGTCTCGTCCTTCGCCCGGTTGAACAGAGGGCATGCCTCATTGGTGTCGTCGTGGCGCTGCATTCGCTCGTAGCCTTCGCAGTAGCCGTGGCCTGGCGGGGCGTCGTCGCGGCGATGGAAGCGGGAGCACAGGACGCAGGAGGAGGGTGGGCGGTTCATCAGCGTCGTCCGTCCGTGATCTGGCGCACGTCGGCGCTTGGGATCAGCACGTCGGCGGCTGACTTCATGCCGAGCAGTGGCGCCGTAGTGCCACCCTTGAGCACAGCCGTTGCTTTCACCTCGTCACCAATGAGGATCGGCGGGTTCTGACGGAAGCCTTGCTGACTGTTGTGCGCATTCGCCATGCCGATGAGGACGGGGGGATACTCGGGCGCCTCGTCGCGCATCCGATAACCGCGGTAACGGTTTTCAAACTCCTTCGCGACGAACGGCCACTCCTTCTCTTCCTTCTGGCCCAGCGGAACCCAGCCGCCCATGTCGGCGATCACGCGATGGATGATCGGGTCATCGAACACCACGCATTGGTAGGTTCCGACGCGGCGCACAGCCTGGTTGACCTTCGACCAAGCGATGGCAGCCTGATCGTCGGTGCGGCCTTGCGTGACCTTGGCGACGTCGGCGATCTTCGGCATGAATTGGCCGGTGTCCGGATTGCGTACGTGAGCCCACAGCGCCTTCTTGACCGCGTGCAGGTCGTATTCGCGCAGGCCGTTCCAGTACAGGTCTACCACGTTCTCCGACAGTTCCTTGCCGTAGTAGTCGGCCACGGCCAGCAGGGTCTTGGCAAACTCGGGTAGTTCGGAATCACGCATTGCTTGCCTCCAGTCGTTTGCGCTCAAGCCACGCTTCCATGTTTCGGGCGGTGGCCTGCCCGGCTCTCGTCAGTTGCTGCGGAACGGCGGCAGCGGGGCTTGCACGCGAGGGAGGCGGCGTCCAGTCGGACAGGTAGTGCTGGTCAGGTCCGAAGAAGGTCGCCGGCATCTTGATGAAGTTCGGCTCGGTGCCAGCTGAGCGCACGTAGGCCGCGTAGCGCTTAACGCCGGCGATGATGACTTCGGGCTCAACCCCGCTTGCAATGCGAGCTCGCCATGCCTTCAGCGCAGTGGCCTTGCTGGAGCCCGGGCGACTCGGGTACAGCGAATACGCCTCGATGAAATTCTCATCCTCGATCGGCGCGGGCTTTTGCCGCGCTGGCGAGGGGTTTATCGAGGAATCAGGAATCAGTGGTAGGGAATCAGGAATCGGAGAATCAGCCGGGTTAGTGCTGTTCAAGTCCTGCTGTTGCACTGTTGTTGCACGGTGCAAGTTCGGTGCAGGTATCTCGCTTTTCCGTTCATCCTTGTGGGGATTCTGGTGCTTGTCGAATGCAAGTATCTGGATATAGCGCTCGCCATTCGCCTCGTAGCGCAGTAGGAATCCCTTGTCGTGCAGCTGCTGAAGCGCAGTGTCCACATCGATGTCGTCGGCCGGGAACAGCTTCATCTTGATGCGCTTCGGCTTGTCTTCCATACGGCCGGCACGATCCGCTTCGGTCCACAGGCCGATGAACAGCAGGCGGGTAGAGAAGGGCAGTTCAACCAACTCCTCGTTGGTGAAGAAGCCGGGCTTGATGTTACGAGCGCGAGCCATGTCAGTTCTTCCTCATCGTGAAAATCATGGTCACGGCAAATCTTTCCAGGCCAAACGGCTCTTGATCTTGCGCGCATGGTCCACGGTGATACCGAAGTGTGTTGCCAGGATCGGCAGAGCATCAGAATGACAAGTCCTTATTTCAAGGGCCTGTTCTTTTGTGAGCTTTGCCATCGGGTGTTTTTCTCCGATGGCTGCGGTCCCGTGGGCAATTCGATCCGCTGCGTTTTCTCGGCGCGTATCCCATCGAAGATTGCTCAGGACGTTGTTCTTGGGATTGCCGTCGTTGTGACAGGCCTCAAGCCCAGCCGGCGCTGCCCCGATGAATGCCTCAAGAACGAGGCGGTGAACCAACGCAGATTTGTGAACCATGCCGTCAGCGCAAAGCGTCACTTGCAAGTAGCCGACACCTCGTTTAAGGACCGCTTGCTTAAGAGGCCTTCCTTTTCTGGTCGCCGTGTTCCACGTTTTTCCATCCCTAGCGAGTACAGGGCATTTCAAATCGAGCGACCGGACATTGCCCATATCGCTAACTTCGTAACGAGATTCGTAGCCGACAACGGGCCTCCATTGCTCGGTCATCATGCGGCCTCCATGTAGACATTCCCGTTCGCGAGCCGCTGGTAGATTGTTTTCATAGCTTCTTGCACCTCGTATCGCTTTGCGATTTCGAGCTGGGAGTCATGAATAACCAGGGCAGTTTCGATGTCGCGCAGGGCTTCACCATCAAGGCGGAAGTTGCCAGCTTTGGCGCTGCGGATCTTGGCTCGGAATGCGCCATCGAGTGCGGTGACAAGCTGCTGCTCATACTCGGCGCCGATGCCTTTCTCGCACAAGACGAGGGCGACGTTCAGAGCACACGCAACGCAGGACCACGATTCCTCGTTAGCGTCACCAGTGCGTAGGTTCTCGAATGAGAGCCAGTAGGCGACGCCAAGATCCGTGACCTGGTCAGGCTTGAGGACAGATGCGTTCTCGCCGCGTGCATGGCACATAGCGATGGCTACAAGACCGCCGTGCTGGGCGACTGGCTTTGGCTTGTAAGCTTTGTTGCGGTTTTTTTTGGACTTGCTCATTGCGCGCTCCCAGCTTGTCCGAACAAAGCCGCCACCAATTCGTCGCGACGGTTGATTGATTCGTATTGGCGAACGGTTTTTTGCCTGGGTGTCATGCCACTAATGGCACGCTCCAGAGGCGCAGGTTTGATCGTGGATCCGTCCTTAGCCGGGCCTGAATGCCAGATGTACAGGAAGCCGGCGGCGCGGCTGATATTGAGGCGCTCGCGGTGAACAAGACCAGCGAGCTCCATGCGTTCGAGTTGGTTGGTTACTCCAGCACGGGAGTAACCAGTAAGCTTCCTCAGTTCTTCGTTCGAACGTGGGGCAACTTTGAGCAGGGCCTCGATGGATTGGGCCGAAAGGGGAGGGCGGCTGATCTTGGTCATGGTGGGCAATCCAGCAGTTGACGGCCTTCGACAACGACCTCGTGATGACGTGCGAGCCAGCCAGACTTCCAGTCAGCCAGCGCAGGTGCCCATGGGTTCATGCCGTGATCGTCGAGCGTGAGCCCGCGGTCGAACGCATCTGCACCTCGTTTGCGCATCCGTGCGGGAGTTACAGCCTGAATTGATTCGTCCACGATTACCTCTTGTCCGTTGCTCTGCGGTAGTGCTCGACAGCCTCAGCCAGTTCCTCGCCGCTTTTCTCGTACAGGCCTGCTGCGCGCTTCTTCTCGTCAGGCCGAGCGGCTTGCACGGCCTTCCGTCGATCTGCCCAAGTACAGGCTTTCGCTATCACTTTTGTTGCCTCATAACTTTCATGTGATTTGGTCATTCAGTTATCCCTTTTATGGCCCGTTTCCCGGGCTGTTCTTTGCCGTCTCCTAGCGCAACCGAAACCCATTAAAGATGCCTCCTGCCGTTGCTCACACCGCGCGCTCGACCGGCTAAGCGGCCCGGACCCGGACATCCTCGGGCTTCCTTAGGCCGCTCTCGCGGCATAGCATGTGTACGTGCTGCCTTGTGCATCAGATCGCGGAAGAATGGGCTTCGGCCCAGCCCTCCGCGGATCTGATCAAGAAGGCTCATCTCGTCGTCGTTTAGCTTCACTTCGACGGTTGCAATACGTGCTGCATGGTTCATGGTGCTTCTCCTTGGTGTTGCGGATTACGAGGAAGGGACTTCTGGTGCTGCTGATGCTTAAGGGTTACTGCGGCTGGGGCATGGATCGCCGGCGCTTTAGTTCTGGCCAGATGCGTTGCCAGTCGTTTGGGAATAGATCCTTTCGAGTCACCAGGCCGCCGGTGGCGCGCTCAATCGCAGCACCGTACTTGGTCGGAATCGGACGCAGGCCTGCGAGCCATCGGCTGATGTCAGGCGCGTGGACACCGATCGCTTTTGCCAATGCAGCATGACGGCCGCGCTGCTGTGAGAGGTAGGTGGAGAGGTTCATGCGTGCATATTAGCCCAAGGCTAATGCAGACGCAAGTGATGAATTAGCCAATGGCGAATTCAGTCATTGGCCAAGGTGACGTCTAATACAAAAATGAAAAAAATTGAAGAGATCCGCCGTGACAACCTGCGGCATCTACGCGATGAGCTTGGTAGCGTGAAGCGGCTGGTTGAAGTGACCGGTAAGAGCCAGTCGCAGATTAGCCAATGGTTGAATGCGTCCGCTCACTCCGCTACCGGTAAGCCGCGGGTAATGAGCAGCGGAGCATGCCGGGAGATTGAAAAGGCCACTGGGCGCCCTGATGGGTGGATGGACGTCGAGCACGCCCCATTGACCCTTGTTGAGTCAACTGAGGCGGGCGCGCTGAGGAAGATGCTCAACGATACGTCATCCGAGATCCGCCTTCTTTCGGTGTACAGGCTGGCGAACTCGGACCAAAGGGAACTCATAGACGGCGCAGTTCGACTCGTGATCGAGCAACTCGACATCGCTGGGCTGCTTAGCATTCGGAAGTGATTGACCCGCGTCTCCAGGGAAGCTTCGCAGCAACTGACGGGCCATGCCAAGGAGGTAATCGCGGCCGGCGTCGCTCATCATCGCGTACATAGTTTCTATCTCTGGAATGCGGTCCATAAGCACCTCGGGCGGGAATACATGTTGTGATTTGTCATGCCATCACGTGCCGAAGTACTGTACACCCATACAGTGGTTAGCGCTAGTATTCGGACACATTAGAATTACTTTTAGGAAATAACTATAAACTTGATCAATATATTCATGCCACAAGAAACGGCATATTTGTAGGTGTTACCTAATGTAGAGCCTGCCATTTAACACTCTATCTCAGTACGAGAACACATGGTGCTCCACGGAATGTAACAATTTTTGGTGTTGTTTTTTTGTGGCTTCAAGCTTGAAGCCGGTTGCCGGTTTTGAAGTTCCTGATGCGCAACAATCGCGCGATGGAAAAGAAGCCAAAACCAGCAAACCCGCCCACCACTGTGCGTCTACCAGCGCCGCTTCATGAAGAAGTAAAAGCTGAGGCTGCGCGAAGCGGCCATTCTATGAACGATGAAATCATCCTACGCCTGCGGCTTCAGCCTATCGATGCCAGGCTAAACGAGTTGGAGCAACAGAACGCAGAGATACGGCGCATGCTCCAGGTTCTGATAGACAGGCAGAGTTGATTGAAGGCGCAACGGCACGCCTGAATGCCGGATTAGGGAACAAATGAAAAAGATCATATCGATTACGTTCATATTATTGGCGCTTGCTGGGTGTACAACCTCTTCAGGCGTCCTGCGGGCCGGTGACGGCTACTACACGATAACCACCGGCGCCTCGCCTGGATCTGGCGGCCTAGCAAAGTCGCAGCAGCTGGCATATGCCGAGGCCAACGAACACTGCCAGAAGCTTGGCAAGAAGCTTAGTTCGGCCAGCGAAAGCAACCAGCCAATGTCGTTTTGGGGTGATGGCAAGGCCAACACATCCGTCCGGTTTAAGTGCGAGTAGGCATTAGCTGCCACCGCCGCAAATCAGCATCATGCCGATCAGCGAATTAGCCAGCGCGAACATGAAGTTCCGCAGCTGAAGAGGTCTAGGCGAGTCTAAATCCCTCCCCCCCCCGGTTCCGAGCCCGCCATGTGCGGGCTTTTTTGCGTTTGCACAACTCTGTTGGCTTAATCCCATCGACGCAATATTAGCCTCTGGCGAAAATATCGCTTGCATTTGCATTAGCCCGCGGCTAATATAACTCCATCGCAACCGCCCAGCAGGGCAGATGGAGAACACGATGAGCAACACGAAGCACACGCCGACGCCGTGGTGGATCGCCCAGAGCGCAGGGCCCGGCATCTTAGCGATCGATGCAACTGATCCGCAGGATGGTCAACTGTTCGCTGTTTGCGAAATCTTCGGCATCAACGATATGCGCGAAAACAGCCCGGTAGCCGAAGCCAACGCCGCCTTCATCGTTAAGGCCTGCAACTCGCACGATCAACTCATCGCAGAACTGCAAAACGGCCGCGTCGCCATCGACGTGCTGATGGCCCAACTGATCGAAGTCGATCCGTCGTTCAAGCCGACCGAATCTGCAGCGTGGCCGAGGCTTGTGGCGATCAAGGATGCACTGGAAGCAGTGGAGGCCGCATGAATACGATCCACACCGCCCCCGGCACCACCATGCACCACTATCGCGCAGAACTCGGCGAAGGTGGCTTGCTCAAGCCTGACAACAAGCTGCATGTCACGGAGATTATGGTACTGGCCGAGAACGACAAGCGGCTTGTGCTCAACGACAACCACTTCACGGTGCTGAGCAAGGAGAGTAAGAGCTACATCAACTCGTGCATCGGCAAGGAAAGCATCCACATCTACGCCAACGACAGCGTGTACGGGAGCAGCGTGCATTACTCGCTCTACACCTACACAAAGGTACGGGCGTCGACCATCCGCAAGCACATCGAGACGGCCATCAAGAAGAAGTACGGTTTCCTTCTGAGCGGCCTGAACTTGGACTGCATCGTTGAGCCAGTGCCGGAGGCCGCATGAACACCCGCATGTCCGCTGACGAAGCCCGCGACGCCAAAATCGCCGAGCTCACCACCAAGAACGCAGACCACACGAAGGCTCTGATCGCAGCTGGCGACATGACCACGATCCGCGAAGTCGGCGACTGCGTTACCGACTACCTCGCGTTTGCTTATGACGACCTGAACAAGCTCGTGACCGGCGAACTGACGTTCATCCAGCTGCGCGACAAGGTGATTGAGAACGACGCCGAGAATCTGGCGCTGAAGCAGGTAGAGCGCATGGAGCAGGTGCGCGAAGAGCAGGCGCAATGGGCTCGTATCGAGCTCGCGGCATGGAATCGTGAGATTGGATACGTCCTGTGAGCGCCCTGACCACGACCGGGAGCCTCGAAATGCTCCGCAACTGCATCCAGGCCGCTCGCAACACGCAGCACACCCATACCGACAAATTCATCGAAGGGATGGTTGCAGGGCTGGACATTGCGCTTCGGGCTGTCGAGAACGAGCTGCAGTTTGCCCGCGATATCGAAGCGGCTCAGGCACCCCACCAATAAACCAACCGCCGGCGGCGCCGGCCAGAACGAGGAGCAGAGATGGAAGTCTTGGATAAAGCACAGAGCGCAGTAGCGGAGTACCAGCCGTTCTACGCCCAATTGGCCGAACTGGAACAGAAAAACGCCAGTTTGGTGTTCGACTACGAATCGCCAAAGGGCAACAAGGAAGCGCGCAGCCACGTCAACACCCTGCGCCTGACGAAAGGCGCCCTGGAGCGCACCCGCAAGGCAGCGAAGGAAGAATCGCTGCGCATCGGCCGCGCCATCGATGCCGAAGCCAAGGAAATCAACGCCCGCATCGAAGCAATGATCACCGTGCACCAGTCGGCCATCGACGCTATCGAGCAGCGTGAGAAGGACCGCGTGGCAGCGCTGACGACCAGTCTGCACGATCTGGCGAATACCGGCGCCGCTGCCGCAAGCGCCGTTGATCTCGCCGCCGCAATTGCAGCGCTGGAGCCGGTCGTAATCGGCGACGACTGGCAGGAATACAAACCGCAGGCCCTGGAGGCGAAAGACAACGCGCTGCGCGTGCTGCGCGGCCGCCATGCGGAGCGTGTCGAGCACGAAGCCCGCGAAGCCGAACTCGCGCGCCTCCGTGCTGAGGCCGCCGAACGTGAGCGTGTCGAGCGAGAAGCGGCCATTGCTCGTGCTGCTGAAGAACGCGCCCGTGCCGAGGCCGCCCGTGCCGCGCAGGAGGCCGAAGCCCGCGCCGCTGCCGAACGTGAAGCCGCCGCGCGCCGTGAACTGGAATTGAAACTGCAGGCAGAGCAGGCAGAGCGGCGCCGTGTGGAAGCGGAGCAGCGCGCCGAACAGGAGCGCATCGAAGCCGCTGCCCGTGCTGAACGTCAGGCCAAGGAGGCCGCAGAGCAGGCCGAGCGCCAGGCGGCAGCGGCCGTCAAGGCTGAGCAGGAGCGCGTCGCCGCCGCCGAAATTGCAGCCGCCGCCGAGCAGGCCCGTCGTGAGCGCGACAAGAAGCACAAAGCTGCGATCAACCGCGCCGCGCTGGCAGCCCTTGTGGAAGGTGGCGTACCCGAAGAATTCGCCAAGCAATGCGTGACGTTGATCGCTTCCGGCAAGGTGCCTGCTATGTCGATTACCTACTGATGGAGGCTGAAATGATCGCCGCCCGCATCGCACGCCGCCTGGTGCGCAAGATCGTCAAACCTGTCGTGCTGTGGTGGACTGACCGAGCCTTGCAAGAGGCCGAAGACCAAGCCGACTTCTACATGCACCTTCGCCGCAGCATCGTGCCTATGGAGCGTAATGAGCGTGAGCGCGCTGTGAGGCTGGTAGGGCGGCGGAATCAGATTCGCAGTTGGTAACTGAATTTTAGAAGTAGAACCCGCGCCGGCAGAGTCCCGGCAGAAAGGAATCAAGATGTCCGCTCTCGTCATCCAGCAGGCCTCCAAACTGGCCGGCATTTTCAATATCCCCGAGTCGTCCGAGCTCGTCACCGTGCTTAAGGCGACGGCATTCAAGGGCCAGGTCTCCGATGCGCAGATGTCCGCGCTGCTGATCGTCGCCAATCAGTACAGGTTGAACCCCTGGACGAAGGAAATTTACGCCTTCCCGGACCAGAACAACGGCATTGTGCCAGTCGTTGGCGTCGACGGCTGGTCACGCATCATCAACGAGAATCCGATGTTCGACGGCATGGACTTCCAGCAGGACGACGACTCGTGTACTTGCATCATCTATCGCAAGGACCGAAGCCACCCGATCAAGGTTACCGAGTACCTGAGCGAGTGCAAGCGCAACGTCAAGCCGTGGCAGTCGCATCCGAAGCGCATGCTGCGTCATAAGGCCATGATCCAGTGCGCGCGCCTCGCGTTCGGCTACGTTGGCATCTTCGATCAGGATGAAGCCGAGCGTATCACGGAGGTCGAAGTCAACCCGCGCCCGGTGCGCCAGAACGCCGCGGCTGTGGCGGAACAGGCTATGACGGTCGAGTTCACCGAGGCAGACGAAAAGCTGCTGGCTGATCTCGAAGCAGTTGCCGATACCGGAATTCAAGCGCTGGAACAGGCCTGGAGCCGTCTCACGAAGGATCAGCGCCGCACGCTGGCTTCTCACCTGGGCGCACTCAAGAAACGCGCCGAAAACGTGATTGAGGAGGCTGGCAATGATTGAACGTCTATCCAACCAAGGGGGCGCCGACTGGCTCCGTGACCGCGCCGGCCACGCGACCGCCTCGTGCTTCGCCGACATTCTCGCCACCGGCCGGAACGGCCAACCGCTGAAGGCACGCGAAGATTACCTGATGCGTCTCGTCGTCGAACGTATCACCGGCGAGCCCGTCGTGACGCCGGCGAGCTTCGCCATGCAGTGGGGCACCGAGGCCGAGCCGTACGCCCGCGCCGCCTATGAGGAGGAAACCGGCGCAATTGTGCGTGAGGTCGGCTTCAAGAAGCATCCCGTGCACGCATGGGTCGGTGCGTCGTCGGACGGCCTCGTGGGTGAGAAGGGAGCCATCGAGATAAAGAGCCCACACAACAGCGCAATCCACCTGATGACATGGGAAACCGGCATGCCCGAGCATCACAAGCCGCAAGTGTTCGGTCAGATGTGGGTTCTCGGCCTCGACTGGGTCGATTTCTGTTCCTACGACCCACGCATGCAGACCGGCGCCGAGCACTTGAAGCTGTATCGCCAGCGTATTTTCCGTGACGACGCATATATCGCGCAGCTGGAAAAGGACGTGCTGTCGTTCCTCGCGCTGGTCCAGGCCAAGGTTGACATGTTCATGGCATTCAAGGATGCAGCATGACACCCGAAGCCGAAATCAACATCTTCAAGGCGCTGGACTTTATCAGGGACCACGCTCCGCAATACGCCAAAGCCAAGTCGGAGCGCGTCTACTTGGAGGAGTTCCGCAAGACCAAAAAGGCACTGTGCATGAGGGTGGCGGAATCGAGCGGCATCAATGCCATCAGCGCCCAGGAGCGCGACGCCTACGCCGATCCTGAGTATGCGCAGCTGCTGGATGGACTGCGCGCCGCCGTCGAAGAAGAGGAGCGGTTGCGATGGATGATCGTCGCCGCGCAAGCAAAGATCGAAGTGTGGCGGACCATCGAGGCCAATCGCCGCGCCGAAGCCAAAACCCTATAACGAAAGCGACACATGGACTTTGAATTTGAAACCACGCGCACTGGCCTTGCGAACGCGTTTGCAGCTGCAGGCGCAGAACTGCTGGCTTATCAGCCACTCGTGAGCACCGCTGTTGCACCGATCCCTGACACGCAGCCGCAGAAATACGCTGTCGCCGGTACGCTCCCTGGCATCCTGCAGATGGCGGGGAAGATGATGGGCGAAGATGCAGTAGAGAAGCCGACCGGCGATCTGACGGATGAGCAGATCGAGTCATCGGCCAAAGCCATCTACAACCTGCTGCCGCCATGCCAAGGCGTGAGCGCAAAGGATTATCCGTGGCAGCCAGGTGGCAATAGCATGAAGCAAGACGAAGCACGCCGCTATGCCCGCGCTGCTATTGCCGCCCACCTGGCACGCCAACCGAAAGCAGAGCAGCCGGTCACCGCCGTTCCGCCGGCTGACGTGATCGCGGCCGC